AAATTTATACGACGAAAAGTACGCCTCAATAATAATCTGATGATCAACTGTTATGTTGAAAACATCTTCAATAATTTCACGAGACGTAAACTGAATAGGACGAAACTGAGGTATATGCTTTAAGGCGTCTGTATATAACTGACGGTGATAACCATCAACCGTCTCATCGAAATAGACTTCGTATCGTTCAGTCAATTCCAACATACGCCAAGCAAAACATTGCACAATAGGGCAACCAGAATACTGGTAAATAAGGCTTAAAGCCCTCGACCGGACGAGACCCATTTTAATACGATGAGCAGATTTCACATATTTCATATTAACCCAAGCAAAATTGAGGATAATCTTAAGTGGATCACACACTATAACTAAATGCGTCAAATCAAAAATTTGACCACAAAACGACGCTAAATTAGGGCTTCTAAGAAAAACAAACTTAATCTTAAACCCAAGTTTCAAAACTAAACTAGGTTGAAACATAGGTCCGACATAAGTTAAAATGCAATCATCACCCTCAACAAATAATCGCACATCACGTGCACCTATTTCAAACATCACAAAAAGGGTTAGCATTAAATTTGAGAAGCCATTACCTAAACTGGTGTTCATCTCACCCGACATCCTCCGAGCCAAAATACTAAAGTTAATATTCCTAAAGAAACATCTATTCTGCCCAACAATTGTTTCCAAATAACCCATAAAGGCTTTACCTTCTGGTAAACAAGAAACACAGTGTTCATAAAGCTTCATTTCACAGTTATTAATAATATCCTTAGTAAAAGAACTCTCAAAACTAGTATAATCAGTAACCACATATCGTCGTAAAAATTGATCTGCCGTACCTGGGTCATTATGACCAACTGAGGTACCAATCACATCTAAAATTGCTCTAGCCCGATTAGGGACAGGAACCTTCTTAATGAAATAAGACGAATTATAATCCGTCTTCAAACTAAAAATGTGATTCTCTATCAATTTAAACACGGGACCGACAAGAACTTTAAACTCGTCAGATCTAGCTAAAATAGCTCGTGGATACTTATACTTAGGATAACTCTCATTCTTTATGAAACACTTGACAACGGTAGTACGATAATCAAAACTGCGAAGCCCATCGTCGTACAACTTACGCAGTTTTGCAAGTTGGATTTTCTTTTTGCGCGAATATAGCGTACCTTCGAGCCAACTCTCGAAGGACGCATCCTCATTTACTGAAATTGGCTCAACATGGACCTTGATCCACGATGAGACAAACTCAGAAAAGCGGTATAAAACATCATCATCAATATTAATATTCCCCTCATTACTACCAACCCTTGCTGAAAACGCGGCAAACTGATTCTCTCTAGACCACATATCAGGTTGCGGATTAGCAGCGCCCTTAAACTCACAGCCCAATGAGAAGCGGACCGGGGATCTCTTAGTATCATATACCCTATCACTATCGAACCAAA